ATATTAATGAATATCAATTACAAGGATGTAGTAGAGAACAGATTAATGATGCATTAAAAGATAGAATAGACAAAAGAGCAGGTGAGTTGTAATGGTAGAAGTTCCAATATCAAGCTTTAATGAAGCACCAAATGAAATAAGAAACATAGTGAATAAATTACCATTGGGATTAAGAGAAGAGTTAATAGATTGGATAAATGAGAGATTAGATGATAGGTATCATCTTTGGGAAGAATCTATGGGGGATAATTTGTAATGAAACTTAAAACACTTAAAGACATACATTGTTATGGTATTTGGGAGAAGAAGTATGGTGAGAAGGATCTTAAGAGAGAAGCTAAGAAATTGAAGGAACATGTACCCGATATAGCTGTTAAAGAGTTTATTGATGAGTTTTTTAATTTGGAGAAAAAATGAAAAAAATAATAGAATTTGATACAATACATGATGGATTAAAAGAATTAGGGGAAGAAGCAATGACATTTAAAGAAGTTATGGAAGCTAGATTAAACAATGATGAATTATGGGATAGCTGGATAGATTGTAGAACATTTTGTTTGTATGATGGAAAAGGCAATATTAAAATAAGTGATAAATTGTTCTATGATCACGAATTAACAAAGAAGCAATATGAAGAATGTGATGGATATGAAATAAAGATTAAAGACATTAAATGTAATAAACTTTTAACACCAGAAGAAATATTAAAACATGAAGGATGGTTGGCTTTAGCAGGATACAATGAAAGACTATTAAAGGCTTATGTTGATAAAGCTAAAGAGAAAGGTTGTTTTAATGAAACTGGAAAAGGAATGGAATTCTATGTTTATATTGATGAAGAAATCATAGAGGTGCGGCCTTGGTATGTCAACGATTCCAGCATTAGGTCTGTTGCTATTGACTGGGGCAGCTTCAGCGGCAATGGGTGGTTCCTCAGGGTAGATGATGGTAAATTAAAGGAACAGAAATTAAGAAAATAATAGACAAGAGAGCAGGTGGGTTATAATGAAAGAAGAAAGCTTTGAAGAGATGTTTCCTAGTTTAGCTAAAGTTAAATGTAGGACATTCACAGATAAATGTCTTATTAAAACTTGTTTAGATAAACAAAAAGTTAAGGAAGCTATTGAAAAAGTATCTAAAACAAATGCACCTCATCCAGAGTTTGGATGGAAAATAAAATTAAAAGAGGAGTTGGGGTTAGAATGAACATAATTGGTGGGTTAATATTTACCCTTGCAGTGATATTAGGATTTATAGTTGGTTGGAGTTGTTGTTATTTATATTTTGAAATAAGGAGATTGTGTGGATGAAACTTAACTTAGGCTGTGGATTTAAACATAAGGAAGGATTTACCAATGTTGATATATTACCTTGTTGTAATCCTGATTTATTAATAGACATAGGTAAGAACACTCTACCTGTTTCAGCAAATACAGTTGACTATATATATAGTAGACATTTATTTGAACATATAAGTGACTTTGAACATGCACTTAAAGAGTGTCATAGAGTACTAACTACTGAAGGTAAGATGGATATGGTATTGCCCTATGCAACTTCATTAGGTGGAGATTATGAGTATCATTACATAAGACCTAGGTATTGGGTATTTATGGACTTTGAGGAGAGAAAAGACCCTAATAAGAACAGGAAGATGGATTATGATTTACCTTTGTTTAGAATAAAGAGATACTTAACCTTTCCATGGTGGAGTAAGTTTATGGAGATTGTTAATAGAAAGGAAAGATGGATGTATATTTATGAAACTACAGGGTTAAGATATATATTTCCTGGACATGAATTAATATTGGAGTTTAAAAAAATAGAATGAAACTAAAAACTGAAACAAGAAAACATAGTCGATTAAATCATTATGGTAAAGTATTAGACAAGGAGAGTCATCATGATTTACTTAACTTAGTTCAATTTAATGGAAATGGTGCATTAAGTGAAGTCAAAGACATGACAGAGTTAACAGGGTTGTCTTTAGATAGCTTTTATCGTATAACTGATATATCTACGTTAAATAAGCTTAATAAGTTAAAATCATTAGATTTAGCTAGAACTAGGGTTGAAGATATTACAGTATTAACACATATGAAAGATTTAGAGGAAATAAGTTTAAGATCTAGTCAGGTTAAAGACATTACTTCTTTGTTAAGTTTAAAGAAACTTAAACTAGTTAGTTTGAGAGATACATTCATTAGTAAATCAATTGATATTATTAAAGAATTAAGGAAAAGAAATGTGGAGGTAGTATTATGACAACAATTAGAATATCAACTACATTGAAAAGTCATTTAGATTCTCTTAAACTTTATAGGAGAGAAACGTATGAGGAAGTAATATGTAGGAGTATAGGATTTAATTTGGAAGATAAATATGAGGCGGTGAAAGATGAAGTTATTGAAACCCTTAAAGATCTTGAAGTTAATATGGAATAGATACATGTTTGATTATAGGATGGATGAGATAAAGATAAAGAAGAAACTATTACTTGAAGATTTAGATAAAAAATTACTTAAACAAAAGAATAGGAAATTGAGAACTAAGATGGTTATTGAATCGAATAGACAATTAGCATTACTTAATTATGAAGAATATTTAGCGAGGAAGAAATATGGTCATGTGGGAAGATAAACGTAAAGAGGCTTTAAAAGAGTATGTTAAATTGTTGGAAATATGTAAGAAATATCATGGAAGTTACACAACTGAAGATTTAGTCATATTAGAAAAATATGGAGAAAGTAAACGTGGATGGCATTGGCCATTTGATGTTACAACAAATTGGATAAAGATTTTTTTTGAACTAACAGACGAGGAGGTAGAAAATGCCAGTACCAAAAAGATTCAGGAATAAAAGAACATACTCTGTTGATTTTCTTGAGACAGTAAACACTGCCATTTCAGAGACAGAATGTCCTTTTTATAAACAGTTGTATGGTGTAATGGTAGATAAGTATAATTTTTCTAAACCAGGAGAACTAGTTATTTTAGACAGATGGTGTTATAATGTTATTAGAATGAGACGTGTACAACGATGGTTGTTAAAGAATGGTGAAATGAGGACTGTTAATGCTGGTAAGAATGCATATACTCAGGTTGATAGTTCAGTGTATTACCTTAACTCTATACAGACACAATTAAGAGCTGACGAAAAGGAGATGATGATGACACCTAAGGAAGAGTCTAAAGGAAAGATTGGTTTAGGTACTCAAGATTTCAGTGCATATATGAAAGAGATAGTTGCTATTGATGGAGAGTTAGTTGATGATAAAAAAGAATGAACCTTTATTAAAAAGGTTAACGGATAAGCATGGTGCTGAACTAAAGAAGTTACTTATGGACCCAGTATTCTTTATTGAGAGTGTTATTGGTGAAATGGGTACTATACTTAAGTTGACTGATTACCAGAAGGAATGGATTATGTTATTGCATAATAATCCAAGAGTTAACCTTACTGCTTTTAGATCAAGTGGTAAATCTGAGATATTAATGGTGTGTTATCCAATATATCTAGCATTTACTAAACCTAAGTCACAAACTTTAGTTATATCTGCATCTCAACCACAATCTAGCGAGATACTTAAAAGAATAAGAGATAGGATCTTGTTCAATGAAGTATTGAGGACAGCAGTACCTTCTAATAGGTCAGCAAGTTGGAGTAAGACAGAGTTAGAGTTGAAAAATGGTTCTAGAGTAATTTCCAAGTCCATAACTTCTTCTATTGTTGGTTATCACGTTGATCTGGTTTGTTGTGATGAGGTTGGTTATTATAGAGATCATGGGATATTTGAAACAGCAATTCCACCAATGGTTACTGCTAAAAACGGAAGAATACTCTGTGTTGGAACTCCTACTTCAATGGTAGACTTATTACACAAGCTAGGTAAGAACAAAGCGTATGTTAGTAATATTTACCCAGTTAAAACTAAAGATATGAACTTATGGGAGCAGAGATATCCAGATAAGGACATAAGAGAAGTAAGAAAGGAATATGACAGTTTGTCTTGGTCAAGAGAGTTCTTATGTAGGCCATTATCAGCAGCAGATCAGTTATTTCCTTATGATTTGGTTGAAAAGAGCTTTGATTATGCTAGACCAATGGAATATGCTTACGATAAGAGGTGTATTTATTATATGGGTATAGACTTTGCATTATCAGGAGAAACAGGTTCTGATTTTACTGTATTTACTTTGCTTGAGAAGGACAATAAAGAGCACACTCTCAGAATTAAGATGATGGAGAGATATAAAGGTCTAAGTTATATGTCTCAGAAACAAAGGATAGTTCAATTGTATGAAATCTTTCACCCAATTAAAGTGATAGTTGATGAAGGTACATTTGGTAAAGCATTCTTACAAGAATTAAGACAACTTGGTCTTTCAATTACTGGATTTAAATTTACAAATCAATCTAAACAAGAATTGATTCTTAATCTAAGAAATGCTTTTGAAAATAACATCATTAGAATAAATTATTTGCAATCTGATGATAAAACAAGGAATATGGTTAAAGAATTGACTAAAGAGTTGTTGAACTTTGGAGTTAAGCTAACTAAAACAGGTAAAATAGGCTTTGAGGGTCTTGGTGCTCATGATGATCTTGTAATGAGTTTAGCATTGGCAGTTTTTTGTGGTAGAAGTTTTTCTAATAATAAAACTTTGTTTGAAGTAAGGAGAGGATCTAAAAGACTAAAAAGAATGAATCAACAAGCTTCTTCTCATGTTTTCATTTCTAAAACTAGATAGTTCAAAATATAAAAGCTTAAATAGATGTTCTACTATATACATTTCTATAAATGTACTAGAAAGGAGTGGTGATAATGTCCCATTTGTTGAAATACCTAATCTAACATGGCTTTTAAACTTTTTGAAACTCAAAACAAACCTGGAATCATAGAATCAGGCAAAGCCCTGGTTTCTCAGAAGGGTCTTTCTTTCTCTGGTGTTGATGATGTAAAAGCAGATGCAGATGTCCTTAAAATGTATGAGAACGCTTATCTAAGAGTTCCGTTGGTCTCTTCAGCTGTTGATATTTTAACAGATCAGACTGTACAAGAATTTCATTTTGAAGGTCCTAATTCTAAAGCAATGTTAGAGTTTGCTGATAAACATAATCTATTACAATTTTTTTATAGGGTTTGTAAATCAATGTTAATCTTTGGAGATGCATATGTTGAGTTAGTTAAAACTAATGATGAGATTTCAGCTCTAAAAGTTCTTGATCCAAAAACAATGGATGTGATCAGGAAGAAGACAGGTAAAGTTATTGGTTATACTCAAACAGTTGATATGATTTCTTTAATATGGGGCGAAGATGGTAAAGGTAATCAACATAAGCAAAGAGTAGGTAAGGTTGAAGATATTGTACATTTTAAGTTTAATGTTATTGGATCAGATAAGAATGGAACTTCTTTAATACAAAGAGTGTTACCAATTGTTGATCAAAAATTAAATATGGAGCAGTATATGAGTAAAGTAGTTGAAAGATATATTGCACCAATAATTCATGCTAAAGTAGGTAATGAAGAACATCCTGCATCATCAACAGATATTAATGCTGTTGAAGAAGCATTGGAAGATATTGAGAGGGATACAGAATATGTAACCTCACATCTTGTTGATATGGATGTACTTGGATTTCAAGGTAAAACATTGGATTTCCTTCCATTGTTTAATCATGTTGATTCTCAGATAATCGCAGGTATGATGGTACCAGGGATATTCCTTGGTGGTTCAGACAAAGTAGATGGAGCTATTGCTGAAGTTCAACTAAGAGCATTAGGTAGAACTGTTAAAGCAATACAACGAAATCTTAAAGTTGAATTTGAAGATAATGTTATTAGCAAAGTCATGAATTGGCCAGAAGACAAGTTAGTGTGGGGTTCAGTGGAAGAAAGAGAAAAGACCGTAGATATTGACATGATAAGAGGACTAGTCAAAGATGGTTTATTAAGCAAACAAAAAGGTAATGACTTGTTACCTCCAAGATTCCATGAGACTTTACCAGAGGAGGTAATTGGTATTGATCCAAGAGCTACTCAGGGAAACTCTCCAGACAAAATAAAAGACAATCCAAATAACCCTACATTAACAACTGACACTCCTGGTAAGAAAAGGGAAAAGAAGAATGATGTTGTAGTTCCTATGGATAACAAAGGCGGAGTTAAAAAGAATCAACCAAAAGTTAAAAAAAGAGGGGTGCCTAAATAATGGCAACATTTAAATGTCCTGCATGTAAAGGTCTTCACTCAGTTCCAGATAGATATGGTCATAAAGATTTCATTTGTCCTAATTCATTGTCACAACGTAAGAAATTCCAGAACTTAAGGCAGTCAACACTATATACACGAGATAATTGGAATTTTAATGAGTGGTCAACAAGAGAGGATAGCTATAGAGACGTTACAGTATTCCCTGAAAAATGTGGAATACTTCCTTCAGATAAAAATAAATTTGCAGGAGGAACAGATTCTCATAACTGGTAAAATGGTATTGAAATTAAAATTAGATGAAATAGAGAAATGGTATTTTGATTGGTATGATGCTGATCAGTATGAGGATGAAATACTTAAAAAGAATATAACTATTACGGAGAGTGATTAACATGCCTTTCACAGGACCTAAACAAAAAGTAGAAAAAGAAGCTATACCTATGGATATTAAGGAGAATATTGAGCTTACATGGAATGAAAGTATTTCTATTTCTGAATCTGGAGAAGACAAGCAAGGTAAGTGGTTGAACATTGGTGGTGTAGCACTTAAAGCTGGTAAATCTAGAAATAATAGAGTTTATACTGTTGAGAACCTTAAAGAAAACAATGATAAAGAAGTAGCAGTATTTGTTGAACATGATGCTACTACTGATAACGTAATTGGTAAAACAACATTCACAAATGAAGATGATGTTCTTAGACATGATGGGAAAATAAGAAATACAGCTAAACATACAGATGTAGTTGAGAAAGTTAAAGACGGTTTACTAAGTGTTAGTATTGGAGCATTTGCTAAAAAGGCAATTAGAAAACATACAAATGAAGGTTATGAGTATCACCTAGATGGATTGAATATAAGGCATCTAGGAATTGTAGGATCACCAGGTGTTAAAGGAGCTAGTATAGAATACGCAATTGCAGAATCATTCAATGGTTTCCCTAGTGATAAAGATGAGAATGAAAGTATAACTATCATTCAAGATAGTAATAAGGACGATCAGGTAGTTATTGGAGATAAAAAAGATCTAAAGGAAAATTTGGAGGAGATGAATATGGAAGAACTAGAAAAACTTCAAAAGGAGAATGAAAAGTTAAAGAAACAGTTAGAATCTGTTAAATTAGCAGAAAAGGAAAGATTAGTTGACTCAATTCTAGAAATGAATAAAGGATTGAATAAAAATGATTTGATAAAGGAATCAGATGATATCCTTAAGATGAGAATGGAATATGAAAAGAAATTGAATGTGAAGGAAGAAGAGGAAGATAAAGAACCTGCACCAGCAGAACCTAAGGTAGAACCAAAAGCAGAACCAGAAGGTGAAGGTGTAGTAGAAAAACCAGAAGAAAAACCACAAGAGTCATTTGAAGACGGAGTTGTTATTGAAAAGTCAGGAGATATAACAATGAGTGAAAAGCTTTATAAAAAGTTTAATGACGAGATTAAAGAAAGTATTTATAGGTGAGGTGAACCATAATGACACAAGCAGAATTCCTTATTTCAGATGAAGGAAGAACATTTACAGCTGTGAATGATAGTGCAACAACCGCTATTAGAGCAGGAGATATTGTATTTGCTGCACAAGGTTCTACATCCCAATTTGGATCTACAGTCGCAGAAGCTTATACTGATTATGCATATAGTGATATAACAGTTAAAGCAAGTAGATTAGTAGGAACAACAACTTTAGGAAAAAGAGTTGTGGGAGTAGCGTTAACCGATGCATCAGCAGGAAGTCAAGTTACAATAGCAATGGAAGGTATTTGGTTAAGTCCAGTAGATTCTACAGCAACAGTAATTACATCAGGACATCCAGTAAAAGCAGCAGACGCAACAACAGCAGGAGTTGATCCATTACCACAAGATTATGGAACAACATCAACAGGTATGGGAGCATTCTACAAATGTGGAAGAAGTCTAGTTGGAGCAAATACATCCAAAGACTACCTACTATGGAAGCTAACATTATAAATGAGGAGGGGTGAGAAAAAATGCCGAATACACTTTTAACAACAGATGGAGCAAATTCTACTTCTACTACAGCAGGAAGTTCCACAGGTAGTTATTTAATTCCTAGAACCCTTTTTGCAACTTTAATTAAAGCTGTAAGAAAGAATCTAGTATTTAGACCATTAGCAGCTTTATTAATTGGACCAGGAAGTATACCAGGTTCAAGCGTAGATGTACCTTTACAATCAAGGGATACAATGATCGCACAAAGAGTTGCTGAAGGAGCAGAAATTCCATTAGACGTAGAAGAATATAGTGGGTTCAATTTGAAACCAATTAAGTATGGTATGAGAATTGGAATTACAAAGGAAATGATGGAAGATTCATTATTTGATGTTATGTCAATGAATGTTGAAACAGCAGGTTACGAAATAGCTGACAATGAAGAAGCATTAATTGTAGCAACACTTGATACAGGATCAGGTCAAACAGATTCTACAAGAGTAGCTAATAGTAATGCAACATTACCTGTCAGTGATATTACTGCAGCAATGCAAGGTATTGAGGAAGAAAATTATAACGCAACACATATGATAGTGGGAGTAGAAGTTGCAAATGATTTAAGAAACATCGATACATTTACAGAAGCAGATAAAGCAGGAATCAACGACCCAAGCAAAAAGTTAATTGGAACAATCTTTGGAATGAAAGTATTGGTATCAAACAACATAACAGCAGTTAATGCTTATGTGATTGATAGTAACCATGCATTCTTAATTGCAGAGAAAAGACCAGTTACAATCGAAAGATACTTTGATGCAGCAAGAGATTCCAGTTATGCAGCAGTAACACACAGATTTGTAACTAGATACCTACGATCAGGGGCAATAGCAAGAATCGTGACTACATAAAGATATGTAGTTATTTTTTTTATTTTTACTTTAATCCTCGGTGATTAGCGTGTTTTTGTGACCTTTATTTAAAATGCGGTCAAAGTAATAATGAAGGAGGAAAATTAAAATGGCAGGTTTAAGAGATGGAATTGCAAGTGGTGGCGGAAGTATAGGTGCTACTACAGGTACATTCTCAGGAAACGTTACATTAGGAGATGCTTCAGGTGATGCAATTACTGTAACAGGTACAATGACATGTACACCAACAGCAGTATTTACAGGCGGAGTTACACTTAATAATGATTCAACTACTGCAGCAGGTAAGGGGATAACCTTAGGTACTACTGGAAAAACAGTATACAGAAGTTCAGGAATTTATATTAATTCAGGAGCAGCAGGTAAACTTACAATTGCAGCAGACGGATCAGGTGCAGACGATTTAACATTATCGTGTTCAGTGGCAGCAAGTGATAACATTAGAATGGCAACTACAAAGAAAGTTGAGTTTACAGATGCTAATGTTTATATCCAAGCAAGTGCAGCAAGTAAACTAAAAGCATATTCTGCAGGAACAGGAGTAGATGCTATGACTTTACAAGTTGGTTCTGGTGGAACAGTAGCAGTTACTGGTCATGCAAGTATTTCTGGAGATTTAACATTAACTGGACATAAAGATGGTCAAGTATTGTTGATTAATGGAAATAGTGGTTTTGACGATGCATCAGATGGTACTGAACTATGGTACAATTCAGCAGATGGATTACATCTAGCAGCATCGCAAACAGCACAGATTGCTTACTTCCCAGTTGAGGGACTGAAAGTTGGTGATGAGGTAACTGGATATGCTATCTTTGGTAAAGTAACATCAGGTGGTAACGCAGTTACAGTTGATGCAAAACTTACAAAAGTCAACAAAGATGGTACAAACTCAGACATAACTGGCGGAGCAATTACACAAGTTTCACAGACAACAAACTTTACATATGATAGTTCAACAGCTATTACAGCAGAAGTTGCAGCAGTAGATTATGCATATCATATAATAGTAACAGGAACTACAGGTGCAGCTTGTACAATTGATGTGACAGGAATACAACTAAACGTTAACAGGAAATAAGGTTAACATTTTTTTATTTTTTTTACATTTAATGCGGCGGGTGGTCTCCTCAGTTCACAGCCGAAGATAATACAAAAATCAAGGAGGAATTATATAAAATGGTAAGCACATTCGCAAACTTAAAAAAACAAGATAGAGAATATGATAATTTTCAAGAAGATAATGAAGCATTAGCACATAGAACAACAAATCCAGTATTAAATATAGTTGGTGGGGTATATAGATCTACAGCAACATCATATACTGATGGTGATGCAGTTGCTTTTACATTTGGTTCTGATGGTAAGTTATTGGTAGATACAGAACTTACACTTAATGCAACATCACTAACAATAGATAATGTACATTCTTTTGCAACATCAATAACTGATAATACAACATCAGGATATGCTTTGATAGATTCATTAGGTCATGTACAAGTTGATGTCATGACATTACCTGGTGGAGCAACAGCATATACAGATGATAGTGGAGAGTTTGTAGCAGCAGCTGGTAAAGGTTATGCTATGATGGGATTAGCAACATCAGATTCTGTTGATGCTGACGATATTGGTGCATTAAGAATGACAACTTCTAGAAATCTTGGAGCTGATATTTCTGAACAGAGTTTAACAGCAGTAAAAATTAGTAAAGATTCTAGTGCAAATGCAACAAGTAATAGGATTTGGGCTGCATCTAATGTTGATCAAATAGCTGGGAATACAACTAATACTAATGGTGGGAATAGAGATACAGGTACACAAACCACAACATTAGCTGATGATGATCCTGCAGTAACAGCATTACAAATAATTGATGACTGGGATGCAACACATGATTCAGCAGTAACTGCTGATGGTCCACAAGTAATGGGTCAAGCTAGAAGTTCACAATCTACTGCAGTTACAAATGATGATGCAACTAGACTGGTTACAAATGTATATGGTGAACTAGTAGTATCTGGTTATGATTGGTCAGCACAAAATGTTAGAATGGCTGAGACAGATCCATTGTCACAACATCATGTTGAAGAAACATTAGCAAGTGTATCATCACAAGGTACAGCAACAACTCAGTATTACTTTGATATGGATGGTTTTAGAACATTTGCAGTACAGATTCAAGATAATCCTGGTGCAGCTGGAAATAATGTATATACATTCAATGCAAGTTTACAAGATGATGGTACAGCACCAGCATCAGTAGCGTATCAAGATGTTACTAATGCATGGTTTGGAGCTACAAGTTTCACAGCAACAGCGTTCCTTGAAAGAGACACACCAGTAGCAGTTAAATATGTTAGAGTTACTG